AAACTTTCATGTTGACATGCGTCTAAACCCCCTCCCATCTTTTCATCAGGTTACTAATCGTAGCTTTCGACCACTTCCCCCGGCCAGATAGAGTAGGCGTTCCCTCGGCCTCAAAATGTTCGGCTATTTTCTGGAAGGAATCACCCGCAGCCCGCATCTTTTCAATAATGGGTCGGATCTCCGTTTCATTCGAAGTCGGCCCCTGTTCAATAATGCGTTTAGTTTTCTTCTTTTTTGCAGTACCACCAAAATCAGGGATCTTTAGACTTGCACCCATAACCATTCTTGAGACGATTTCATTCATGGTTGTGTTACCCACGGCAGCCATAATCTTTAGCTTTTGCTGCACCTCCGAATCTACCCTTAAAGTCAAGTTTGCAACCTTTTTCATGCCGTCCCCCCCCGTAGTATTGACCCTATTTTATCATTTTAGAAGGAAAAGGAAGGGTTGTCAAGCATTATTTTAGCGTTAAACGCTTTTTTTCATTGTGATATTTTCTTTGACACCAAAAATAAACCGCAATTTAAATTTATGCGGCCTTTTTTAGCTCTCCAATCATCCTTGAAATGTAATGTTTACTGTACTTTCTCGGCCATATTGCTTGTACCTCTGGTATGGTCAACCCCCAAACCTGTGTCATGATAAACCATACTTGTTCCTTTGGTAGCCTGTTTTTCCGTTCTCCAATGGCTTCCAGTGCTTTCTCTTGCCGCTGTAAAACAGATACAAACTCCCCCCGCCCCACTTGGTTGATAAGGGTTAAAATATAATCATGGGTGTATTTATCCGGCCAAATCTCCCGCACCTCGTCAACCGTCAAACCCCAGGCCCGGACCATCAGGAACCAAATTTGCTCTTTCGACAGATTGTTTTCAAGATTGCAATATGACTCCATGGCAAACCTTTTTCTTTCCATCATTGCCAGGATTTTTTCTATATGCTGTTTGGCGTCCTTGTAATGGCTCCTTGCCGTCAGAATTGTAATGCCTAATTCCTCGGCTATATCCTGGTAGGATCTTCTCTGGAAGAATCTTTTAAAAAAAACACTCGATTGATTTCTTTCTTTGGGTACGTTTTTGAACTCGGCGCTGGCTTCCTCGGCATAGTCTGCCTCTGGATATTCAAAATCAAAAGATTCAATTTCTGAAAATCTGGTCAACCTTCCGTTCGGTGGGTAGTTGATAATAAAATCTTTTCCATGCTGTTCCATTACTTGCCTATTATCCTTTTTCAGGATCAGATCAACAAAACGACAGGCTGTTTTGCAGCTTTTCCTTTGTCGGCATTTCGTGCAATAGTCTTTTATTTTTTCGTTTGTCTTATCCACAACCACACCTCCCGCCACTCAAAAAGGTAAAAAAAGTCCATGCTCAGGTATCCATTTATACCTTAATTCGCAACCACGGGCGTCTCAGGGCTTCCAGGGGTTTTTTCGTATGAATCGCCATCAGGGCCAATAGAATTGAGGTTTTCAAACTTCCGGATCTCATTGACAGACAAAAAACCGGCCCGGCGGGCTATTTCGTAGGACTCATACCTTTCTTTGTGGTCTGCTCTTAAAAGATCGGCGGTCAGGTGTTCGATGTTATAGACCCGTTTTTCCTGCTCGGTCAGCAGACTCTTTTCCATGGCTTGTTCAATCCTGGTCAACCAGGGGCGAAGGGAATGTGTCAGGAACGCCCTGTTAAGCTCCACAATGTTGTTATAGGTTGCCCTGTCCAGGTCTTGCAGCAAATTCAACGGCACTCTGAAAATTCTGGCAATCTCCACAACCGAAAATTTCTGGCTCTCGATCATCTGTGAATCTTGAGGCGTAATCCCGATAGCCTGCCATTCCATGCCACCTTCCAGGATAGCCACGCGGTGTTTATTTCCACGCCCTTTAAATCCCTTCTCCCACGCTTTCCTCAGATTGTCATGGCCCTCTTGCCCTATCTTGCCAGGGTGCCGAAGTATGCCCCCGGGGCTCGCGTCGTTACGGAAAAAGTTAGCCCCGTATTCCATTGTTGCCTTTGCAGCCCCCCAGGTGTCACGGCATAGGCTCAAGGGTGAATATCCGGTGATCCCATCAGAAGACAATCCCCTTATGTGTAAAATTTCCGTTTCGTCATACTTGGCTTCCGTTTCATCCCCCTGGTAGGTGTAAATCAATCCTTGTTTTACATTTTCAACCGTCATCCTGTCAGGGTGTAAGGGCCACAATGCCGTCACTTCCCCATAGTCCCTTTGGATATAACAATAGGCGTTTCCACGGAGACATAGGTGCCCCACAAGTAGTTCCCTCAGTTCAAACGATGTCATGAGGTTGTTTGGCCTACGGTGTAAGATGTCGTAAAGGCTAAAATCATTTGCCCGGTCCCGGTTCCCATTTGCGGCCCTCTGGTACACCAGCAAGGGCAGGGAAGCTATTGACTCAGCAAGCACACGGACACACGCAAAAACGGCAGGGATCGCAAGCACACCCCGTTCTGTCACTCTGAAGCCGCTTGAAGTTTCAGCACCTTCAAAGGCATCCAGGTTGCCCCAGGATCTTTTTCGTTTCAGAAAATCGAACATTTTTTAAAACCTCTAAATTATTGGATTTTTGATAGGGGCCAGGTGGGAGAACGCACCCGGCCCCCCATGTTAGGGCACCCGGAAGAGGTAGGAACCCAGGTGGGTTAGATGGCACCCAGGCCAATGCACCAGCTTTGGGAATCGCCATTGTTAGGCTCGTAGGCAGCCGACCATGTATCCATGCCATCCCCCCTCACATAGAGGCGGTAGCTAACAAGGTCTTTAGTCCATTGCGGGACGTTGGATCTTTCCAGACGAAGCTCTTTCCTCATACCAATTCCGTATTGCGACAGGTCCACCAGCATCAAGGCGTTTGCAGCCTTGGCAATTGGTAGGTGAGGCGTGAAAATCACGGGCTTTCCAAGAAGTCGGAACTCCCCGTTAGATGAATCGAAAATATTCACCCAGCTTCCAGCGGTCCCAATGGCCACAGAGAGGCCCGTTAACAAAAATGGGAGTAAAACGTCGTTGGCCATCCACACGCAATTTTTCCGGCCCCCGGCGTACATCCGAGCATACATTTTCGCAATGTTCTGGAAGTCAATTTCAGCAACTTGGCCCACCTCGGCGTCAACCTCAATCCTCGAAGCGGCCTCAGTGATCCCGACAGGCCCGCCGGCGGTGCCGTTGGTGAATCTTTCTTCCAGGCCAATCGCTACTGATTTTTTCATGGCCATTTCCAGTTGTGCCGGAAAATTTGGAGAATCGTCAGCCAATTCCTGTGAAATATCGCAAAGGATAGCGCCCTTATAGGCGTTCAAGGTCATAGCTTTAAGTTTGCCAGTTTGCGGCGTACCCTCCCCACCCTCTGCCAGCCATTCCATTGTGAAGCCCCCGAAACATTCTCCGGAACTCATATCCGTCCAATCCCACCCCGGAATGGTCAGCGTTTGGGAAGTCATTGGAAACACGCTTGCCCTCGGTCTGATATTTTCCTCTGGAAGGGCAGCATCAAGCCACTTTTGGGCCAGCGGTTCCGGCACTGCAAACCCACCACTGGAAGGCGTTCCACTCAGCTGGGTACGGAAGGCCCGGACTTCTTCTTCATCGTTCACAGGCTCCCCAAACATGCCCCGGTATGATCTATCAGCAACCGGCACCCCATAAACGATTTCCCTGGTTTCCTTCCCGGCGTCGGGAATCCGTTTGAACTCGTCTTTTTTCACTCGGTCCAGGTCGTCAAGCATTGCAAGGCGCTCGTCGTATCGCTCCACGGCATCTTTCAAGCGGTCAAATTTCTCTTTGGTTTCGCTCGACAGGTCGGCCATTCCGGCCAGGGAAATCATTTCATCGGTCGCCCTTTTTCGCTCTTTCAACAGGTCGTTTTTGTCCATCAGTTTCATTCCTCCAAAATTTAAATTTCGTCCTATCCCGGCCAGCGGATCAGCCCCGGCAGCCACAAGAGAACATTCGTAGGGCAACCACTTTGTAGCGATATACCCGGCCTTTGTTTTGGTCCTCTGGATTATCTGGTAGCCAATAGACAGGTTCCGTAAGATCCCATCTTTTACATCGTTCCAAATCCCCTCGGCATTTTTGCTGAATCTCAAACTGCCTTTCAGCTTCTTGCTTTCAATTCTCAGGTTTTCCACCACACCCACGGGCAGGTTTGAACCATCATGGGCCACTATCAGCGGCAGCGGTGCCCGGCTCAGGTCCACGGCATCCGGATCATGGCTCAAGACTTCCTCGCCATCAGGTCGTCGCACTGGATACTCAGTTGATAGTGTTGCCTCGGCGGTTCTGGTATCGGCCCGGATCTCGCCAATTTCAAACGTCCTTGTCTCCACTCTTTTCCCTCCTTATTCGCCTTGCCAGCTTCAAAATCGCCATTGCTTCCTCATCCGTGAAGCCATCCGTTGCCTCGGC